AATTACGTCCATGGACAACTAGATCTACATATTTATTTCTAAATGCTTCTAACGGTGTATGTTGGAATGCTACTTTTAATGCATTAAAACCAGGTTTAACATAAGGGAATACTGTTTTTAATAGAGGTATATTTGATATTAATTGGAATCCTCTAAAGTTTTCTTCTAAAGATGTAGTTAAAGCTGCTTCATCTCCAGCTAGTCGGGCTGCTTGATCTTTAATAACCCATTCATCGTTTCTATTCTTTTTATAAATTTTATCTCTAAATAGTTCTGCAGTATCTAGGGCTACTTTCTTTAAGTCTTTTACATTGACTCCTCGTTCAATCGCTTCCGTAGCAGCCTCACGAACCATATGCTGTCTACCTATATTAATACGTGCAGCTGTATCACCAGCTCCCATAATGATTTGACTATATTTCATTAAAGGGTGTGTAGTCACATTCACTGACATATCAACAAATCCATAAGCTGATCTCAGAAATGGGTTACCATGGTTTTCATAGATTTTTTTAGATGCTTTCCAGTTAACAAGATCTTCTTCAAGATCAAATTTACCAGTATACATTTGGTTCTTTTTATTCCAACCTAAACCGAAATCTACTTTAGCCATTCTTATTGCTTCAGACCATACAGTACGCATGGATTCAACTTGTGCTGCAGCTACAGCTAATTGTTTAGCACTAAAATCATTCCCACCTGAATCATAGTTTTTAAACAAAGTTTTCTTTGACCCCATTTTCTCTAATAACAACCTGTGAGGTAATATAGAACCTAAAGCTGTTTCTATTGGCCTTAGGATACCTAACATATTAGTAAACAGTACACTCTTGATTGGTGTAGATGGGTTACTTAATGTTGAATTAAAGAAATGACCTTGCAATTCTCTACGGATTCTACCTTTAATAGGTACCATCTCTCCTTTCATATTAGGCATTCTTCCACCAATTAGGCGAGAGAGAAGATATTCATTGATACTTTTCTGGTCAGTGACCACTCCATCTGTAAGTCTCCATAACTCGACAAGCTCTCTAAGTTCATCATACCTACCTGCTTTAACCATAGCCCTTAAACTATCGAAGTAAGTTTTAGCTTGTTCAGTCATTACTTTGATATCTTCAGCTTTTGCTGCTTTCAGTCCTTTCTTTGTCCAGGCACCTCCAGCTTGCATAGTATGACCATCAAGACTCCAAAGCATTCCGTACTTTTTACTTTCAATAAATAATACTTGTTGTGCATCTAGAAGCATATTGATCTGACGACCAATAGGTAAATCAGAAGAGATATCAAGAGCACCTTTAGCAATATTAGTGGTTAACTCAGCTAAAGATCTTTGAACTATAATATTTACATCACGTTGTATAGGACCAATAGTTGAAGCAGTTTCTCCAGTATCATATGTAAATGTACGCCGATCCCCAGGATTATTTTTTAACATCTTTCTATATTCAGATGCTAAATCAATCCTCTTACCTCCTGCCCAGACATCTAATCTATCAAGCATAGGCTTAGCTCTAGTGAGAGCAGCTACAATCATATCATTATAACTTTCCAGATTCCCGGGTTTCTTGAAATACATATCTCCAAGATCTTCGAGAACTTCCCTTAATAAAGTTTCAATGTTTTTATTACCCATCGCAATAGCATGGATATAAGATTCAGTTGCTATAACTTGAGAACTTCTACCATTACCACCTGCTTTAACATCAGCATTACTTTCTAATACAGCTTTTTTAGCTGCGTTTGGTTCAGGTCTATAGAGCGCTTTTTCAGAATCATTAAATAAATCTGGGTTTACAAACGGATCTGGTTGCCGTTCTAGCATACCACTTTCTATTTGATTTTTACTAGCAGCTCGGTCTGGAACCCATTCATCACCATTTTTTAAAGCATTTTGATTAGCTAACTCTTCTAGTTCATCAATCTCTTTTAGTGTTGTATCAGGATCTATATACTTCTGATACTGTGCTTCATCTAAATTTTCAATTAAAAATTCATCTAAAGGATTACTATGAGATGTACCTTTACCTTCAATGAAATTTTCTGCAGCTTTATTAGTTGCCGCTTCCTCATCAAGTTTCAGGTTGTCTTCTAGATCAGTTTTGTAAGCTTGATTAGCTAGTTCATTAGCTTTATCGACTACCTCTGGAGTAACTTTTTTACCTTTAAGGTAGTTTTTAGCTTTCCAGGTTGCTTTAATAAAAGACCCTAAAGCGTGAGCTATATAGTTAAAACCAGACCCAGATAAAGCAGTTTTTATTCTAGATATATAGACATTATCTTCTTCCTTAACAGCTAGTGCATTCATTATATCAGGTAAAAGCCAAGGCACATAAGCTTGTGCAGCATTAGCAATATTACCTTCTTCTGAATCTTCAGTTATTAAATCCGCAATAGCTCCATCAGCACCAATTCTTAAAAATTGAATAGCACGGTTACCAGGTAAACCAGCACCAGCTACTCTAGGCATCCCAAGTTGTCTACCTAAAGCTCCAGTCCATCTAGTGATAAGACCAAACTCTACCAATTCTCTACCAAACTTACCTATATTAGTAACGTTTTCTGGTTCATACTGATCAGGTACTTGAAGCCAATTACCATCTTTCTTCATATATTCAGGAGAACCTGGATCTTGTGTAGCGTCTACTGGTCTACCGAAAACTCGATTCAAATTAGTTTTTAAGGTATCACCAATAATCTCACCTGTAGCACCAATACTTTCAACAGCATCAACACCACCTCCAAGTACAGCACCGACTAGTTCTCCAGGACCAGTTCCTGTAAGACTTTCTTTAACGTTCCGTGAAGTTCTAATCCTGTCTTCTCTAGCTTCATCCCGATTAGCTTCAATATCCTCTTTACTAAGCTTATCTCCTTGAAGAGTATTATCAATAAAATCTCTAAGTGGTATAGCAAGATTCTGTTCTAAAAATTGATCTATTGCATCACGTTCTGGGATTGGCTGTTCTGCATCTGGTGCGACAGCTTTCACAAGTTCGTTGTCAACTTCAGGTGTCTGTTCGAGTACTTCTTCCTCTTCAGTTAACGCTAGATTTACTTCTTCTTCCATTACTGAGCACCTCCATAGTAGCTGTGTTTATGTAGTAACTCTTTAGTAAGCTCCCTAACTTCTGCTGAATCTTCAGGTTTATTAAGGAGTAACATAGCTATGTTAGTAAACCGTTCTTTAGGAGACAAACCTGTAGTCATTTCTATCGCTTTTCCCATAAGTATTGTGTAAACTTTAGTTTGATACTCTGGATTATTTAAGTATTCGTTAACCCTTTTGTTAGGTATATTGGTATTCCATTTAATCCCTAATTGTCTAGTAAAACCTGGATCATTAATAAGTTTATCTACAGTATCTCTAGGTAATGGGTAGATACCAATAGTTGAGAAACCTTCTCCTCCAGAACGTTTAGGTGAGAAACTAAGGTTAAGGTTTCTAGATATTGTTGTAAGACCTTTGTCAGTAAAACCGTTATTTATTTTACTGATACACCTTTCTTCTATCTCTTTACTTCTATTATTATTTTTACAAAGCTCTTTCAGTTGTTCAAATTCCTCATCAACTATATCGTTTTTAATCTGATCAACTATAGTATTATCTAATTTAATCTCATCCTTACCAGCTTCTTTTCTTAAAGCATTCAGAAGAGTAAGTGGCTCTACTTTTAAATCTTGTGCTATTAATTCAATTTCACGAGAGTTGAGATCATTCGTCTCTTTATCTAACTCTAGGTCTACTGTTTCTAGCTCCGCTTGGGTATAAAGGTTTTTAGCAACTTTAGTTAAATTCTTCTTATCATAATTTTTTCTAGCTTCGTTTAAACGTACTAAGCCTGTTAATCCAGTATCTTCTGGGTTATCATTGAAGTATAGGAAACCTCTATCTGCTGTTCCTCCTGTACCTGATGATAGTCTATATTTTGGTAAATCACCTGCTTCAATCTCAGTAAAGATCCTATCAGATACTCTTTGGAAAACCGTTATATAATCATCTGTATTACCTTCAGCCTGGAATTCTGTTGTAGCTGCATTTAATATAAGTCTATAGATACTATCTCTAGCTTCTTCAGTTCCTCTAGATAAACGGACGTTTGTATCTAAATACTGTGCTCCTAGAAGTGTTCTGACTCCTTTATCAACTGAGTCTAAAAGATCTTCATCATCAGGATCATATGGTAACTCTTGTACCAATGTTATATTATTTATCTTTACCCAGTCTTCAACAATATCTTGTGGTAGATGTTGGACTTGCTCATAGGTTAATATATTTGATTTATTTTCTCGGTTAAGTTGACCTAATTCCTGATAAATCTGATTCCTATTTCTTATGTTGATCTCATCTATACCATATAAAGAAGATTCGATTAACGACTTAGAAGCGAAAGGATAGTTCTTTTCCAGTTCTTTAAGCTTTCCTTGTAATAATCTTCTTCTCTCCGTTAGAGATAAGTCAGGGTTTAGGTTATTAGCAAACTCATCCAACTCCTCTTTAACATTAACACTGTGTTCAAACGTTAATTTCTGATCTTTTTTAGTGTTTGCAGTAGATGTTGTAGATGCTAATGATTCAAGACCGAATCTATCTGGGTGACGGTCTGCTAATGATGGTTGTCCATTTAAACTTACACTGAAGACCCTATTTAAGATAGCAGCAGTTTTTAAAGGATCTTTAGCATTTGCTATGATATCGTCTTTTTGGTTTTCTAACCACTCCAGTGCTTCTGAATTATTATTTTTAAAGTATACTCTAGTTCTATAAAATAAGTTACGACCTAAATCTTCTGGACTTATTGAACCAGGGGTACCTGTTACTGTTGTATCTATTTCTAAACGTAAACCATCTAAAGCTTGTGCATTTATATTATCAAGGTGGTTAGCTCTTTCCTCGTTGAGAAATTTTTCTAAATTAGCTAAAGCAGGTTTAGTGAAAGTAGCGTAAGCAGTAGCGTTACTTAATCCAAGACTTTCCTGTGCTTGTACTTTTAGCTCATCAAATAGATGGAGGATAGTTGCTGTTCTCTGTGCCCTAGTTTTATTAGGATCATTAATCTGCCATTGACCTAGTTCTGGATGGCTTATCCAGCCGCTATCGTCAACTAATTGAGATTGAATTATATTAGATACTCCTGCAGCCATCTCAGCAGCATTCGCATAATTATTCAGAATTAGAGCACTAGATGTATCAGCTTTTTGTGTTAATATTCTAGATGCATAATCAAAACCACCTGTTTCTAAAGCTTGAGCATTATCGTAACGTACGTGATTTATTTCTGATAATTCACCTGTAGTTTCAGATACACCTTTTTCAGCAAATGAGATACCGTCGATTTGTTCAGTATACCATTCAGCTGATTGAAGGTCTTCATCAAGATCCCCGAAGTAATCAACATTAGTAGTACTGTAAGTTTCCCATTTTTGTGTAGGGTCTTCTATCCGTTCAGATTTAGATTTACTCTTCTGTTCTCTTCTCCACGCTAGCTCATCCTTAACAATCTTAGCTCCTTTTACAAATCCAGTTTTGAGGAAATCTTGAGTTTCTTTTGAGAATTGTAGGGCTTCTTGTGTAGCGTATTTAAGTAATGCTTCGTAGCTTGTTTGACTACTTTTTGTTTTAGCTTTCCAGTCCTTTAGAGCTGCTTCTGCTTTCGCATTTTCCAGCCTAGTCTGCTCTCGTAGGAGCTTAGCGTACTCTGATTGTCTTTTTGCATCAGATGCTACAGGACGGTTTTTATATTGTGTGTTGAATTGCATAAGTCGTAACTTAAGATCTCGTTGTACCGTACCAGGTTTTGGTTTTAGTTCCACCAATAGATTCTCCAGCCCCTATGCCAGCACTAACTCCTTTCATAATGGATCCTAATATACCTGGTTTTGAAGGTGCGGATTCTTTAATTGGTTTAATTGGTGCCCATTCAGCGTAAGGTGCTAACGGTGCAGATGGTTGTTGATTACTTGCTGTTACATCAGCTGCATATTTATCCATTCCAATACCCCATTCTTTTAGCCCGTAAGCTAAATCGGTATTACGTAAAGCAGCTGTTGCTGTAGCTTCTGCGAATCCAAGCTGTCTTTCTATATCCATAGCTTGTAGCAGTAATGATTGTCCTGATTGTGCTCCACTAGCTAGTAACTTACCAGTAGCTTGTATCTTTGAGACTAAATTTTTCTGACCTTCTAGCATCGCTTTTTCAAAAGCGGAGTTGCGTTCTAGCTGAGCAGCTGTAGAAGCTCTAGCAGCTTCTGCTTGGTTGATATCAAGTTGTTTAGATAAGGCTGTTCTAGCTGCAGCTACGGCATCTAACTCGGCTTCATAAACTTGTCCTGATCTTTGATTTTTCTGGATAGTTAAATTAAGATCATGGTTCCATTCTTGTTTAGCGATAGCATTTCGTCTATCAACTGCGGCTTTAGCGTTTCGCCATTGAGCCTTTTTACCTTGATAATCAGCAATTGCAGTACCACCACCAACAACGCTAGCGACAATTAATGCGGCTGTACACATAATTTCATAAACTCGATTATAGGGATACCTTTGTAAACTTGATAATTTAGAAAGGTGAACTTTAGTAGTTTCAGTAGTTTTATATGGTTTTCATTTCGCATATCTGCATAGTTATATAAATAAGGATTAGGTAGACTATCTACCCAGCGTCGTGCTTCTCTTACAAACGTATGAGGAAACTCTTCACTTGCATCAGTGCATAGCATCCATATAGCATTTTCAGGTGTAACACCTGCCACTCCGGCAGCCTTGCCGTTGGGAACCCTAAAAAATACAGAATATGCTGAGATATAATAAGACTGAACAATAGCCGCTTCGGCACATAAACCAGTCGTATCTTCTGCTTCACGTCGGTCTTCACGACGTAAGCTTTGCCCCACACTAAGAGCTAACTCAGGAGTGCAGGGCTTAATAAACTTACTTTCGTACATGTCGTCTGGTGTTGTATCTCCCATCCCAGCTAGCTGAGATTAGAGCGGTGGAGAAAGGGTCGGGTATTTGTATTTGTAATTTATATTTCTCATTCTTTTTCTGTATAGGTACTCTTACTGACTTCATCAGTTTCGCAGGTGGTTTACCAAAGTCACTATCGTCTAGTTTCATTCCTGATTCATATTGAATAAAATCATCCATGTCAGCATACTCAGAACTTATATGGAATTCCATTGGTCCTGATACACCCATTTCAAAATTTATTCCAGAAATTCTTAGGTCTGCGTCAATATCATAAACATTCTCTCCAGCTGCTGGGTAATAATTAGGTAGTTCAACAATAGTTGTATACTTATAACCAACTGCTACAGTCCAGCCAGTCATATCTATACCCTCAAATGTAGCTTTATTAGTTCCAACTGAGGTTGCTTTAACCACTGTACCCGCTACATCATTACCTTCTGTATCTGTTCCAGAAAGGCCTACAGCATAGAAGTTATCCGCACTGGTAGGGGTATACCCTAAAGTTAAATCAGTGAAGTCTGGGCCTGTTACAGAGGCTCCTTGTGCGGTGTATGAAATAGCAGATGGTATTACCATGGAATCTAGACATGCTTCAAACCATCTACTTGTTGCAGTAGGTGAACCAACCGTACCAGTTCCTAGTGTATAAGATCTAGCAGCTGTAGCATTGGTTATAAATTCATGTCGTGAGAATATATAATCACTACCTTGAAGTGTTATAGTATATAAGTTACCACCACTATACAGTAAATGCTGTAATGTACCTGTTAAACTCCAACTAAACCATGCAGATTGAGATCGTTGATCTCCTTGATCAAAGTACTTATAATGGAAAAGGTTAGAGTTACCACGTTTTCCATAAGTAACCATACCAAGTACTGAGGAGTTTGTTACAGCTGTGATGTCATTAGGTAGGAATTCAGGTACCACACGAGTTTGTTCTATAATCCTAGGTGGTGCATCCCGTTCAACAATAACAGCTTCATGAGTTCGACTATAAGGACCAACTGTGGAAGCCCACATAACTGAGGTTCCCATATCAACTGGACTTATATTCGCATCACATTCATAGTTAGAAATTTTCCTGAGTCTAGCTGTTATTGGACTGAAAACATCATTCTCAGTACCTAATAAGAATTGACTATTCTCACTGAATATCATCTGTCCTTGTGGGACAGGTAATGTATGTTTGATATTAGCTGGCCTAGTGTCTGAAATAGACATGTCTATAACATCACCTTCACTAGTAGATATAACTGAGGTGTTGAAGAAGTTAAAGAAATCGTTAGGTTTACTCAGAACAATCTGTTCATTCGCAATAAACCCTAACCTCTTACGCATGAAAAATATTTGAGATATTTTTTTATCAACAAAAGTTGGTAAAGGGTTTGTTGAAACTGAACCAGCTTTTCTTACTTTCCATTCAAATGTCTCACTGTCATCATTTATATAGTTAGTTGTATCCTTAGGACTAGGTAGTGGTTTAAAAGTAAAGGTTCCGTCACGGTTATTCCGTAACACATGTGGCATAGTTGTACCGTCTAAACCTAAAGTCTGTAGTTTTGTTCCACCTAAACCATGATCACTAGGTTTAGCACACTCTATCCATTTACCAGGACCAACGTCTACAGTACCATCACATTGGAATTTTAAGTAGTAATTATCAATATCAGTTTCTTCTGAATTACTAACCTGTACTATATAACCATTTTTACATTGAGAAGGAAGTTTAGATATATCAGGAGCTGTACGACCTATAACTGTCATACCCTCATTAACTGCACCTCCTAAGAAACTAACTGAGGCTGGGCTATCATTACCTGCGTCATTATATAAATACAAACCATTACCAGCTACTGTACCTTTAACATGCTCTAAGTAAGGTTGGTCTGTATAAGCTCCAGATTGAGAAATCTTAGTAGATGCATGTAAACCAGCTAAGATAGATCCCATACTAAGTGATCCGTCATCAGGATTCTTAGGTGTTTTGTAGTAAGCGATTTTAGGGACACCTTCGTAGGTATCAAATTCATCATAATCGTCTACATAAACCTCCCAGGTAATCCCTTCAATATCAACATGGTCAATGACAGTACCTTTTTCAATATACCCTGGATCTGTCCTGCCATTTAAAGCTGTAGTTAAGTTAGCCCCTGTTTGGTTAAGATTATTACCACCACTAGTTGCACCAGTAGTGAAGTTATAATTCGTATGTGCAGCGTATCTACCACCGTCTTTCATGACAATAGTAGGTGTATAACGAGTAGCGTATCTAGATGAGTGCCCTATGAAATCACTTGCGTTTCCTGAACCACTGTCATCATAAGTTTCTTTAACTTTATAGATATAGCTATAACCATTGACTAATAAAGTATACCTACATTCACCTCGTCGTCCATTAGTATTAGTAGTCAGGTTAACATCTCCAGACATCTTCTGCCCGCTGAGACCTTGCTGGACATTAGTCAGAACCAGCTCACCAGCATCGTTATCTTGTGTGTGTACGTTCTTAATAGCAAAGGTCATTTGACCTATTATAGTATCATCATGGACATCTATAGGTGTACTACCACTATATTCCATATCCTTGAGATTCGCAGCTACTGCCTGAACTCTAGCTTTCAGTGCTGTAATACGCCTCATCTTACGAGGTTGTGGTATAGCACCACTATTAGAGTTCTTATCCCAGATGATATACTCAGTGTTATAAGCTACTGTATCTAATCTAGCAAACGCATAGTTACCATTATGTAAAGATTTTGGTTGATGCTTTGCTGCATTCCAGTTACTAGCATCGGTGTTATCTACTCCATCATCACTAGCTTTAATTAATGTCTCAGGATTTGCTATTATTGTGTTGTCTTGAATGGTGTGTACTGCAAAATTATTTACAACACCATTTGCTTGGGTTAGATAATTAAAGGTACCTGAACCAGTATCTGCTGCATTTCTAGCATTAACAGGTATCTCTGTACCAGCTGCTATAGCATTGTTTCCGTAAAGACCTGCAGGTATATCTGTCAGTGCCCATACTTTTATTTCATTGTTGTTGTTAGTACTTGCTTGTATCTGTACTAAAAATTTTTCATCGCCATCTCTGACGATATCAAACCATTGTCCCGTAGATGTTGGTCCCGTAAGCTTACTCAAGAATTCCGCAGGAGGACGTTTCTTTAAACCAAATGTTACATCAGGTAATGCATTATCACATACCCTTAGTTGACCTGGGAATTTAATTGAGTCTGGTTGTTGGGATACACCTCCTAAGAAATTTGGAATCCGTTGATTAATTGCTGCCATTACCTTCTTTGTAGAACTTGGTAAGGTCTGTAGACACTAGCGGGGTTTGTTCTATACTGCTGATCATTAAATATATTGTAATCAGCTTGCCTTGTATCGTACTCTACTGCTAGAGCCCTTGCAAGGTTCTCATCGGTGCCAATCATATCAGCTGCCTGAGGGTCATTAACCATACGGTTAGAAGCGATCCTCGAAGCTCTGATGGTTATGTAATCTTTAAATGTTTGTGGGATATCCTCAAAGTCTACCATCCATATGATGTCAACATAGAGTTTACCTTCACTGGTGTTTTCAAAATTATACCTATGCTTTATTAAGTCATACAACTTAACAATACCATTGTCGTTCTTCTTAACAACATCATAATCATTTAGGTGCTTGAAATGGTTAAGGTCTATTTGTAATACGTTGTTAGGAACTATACAATGGTTATTTGAATCGAGAGTAATTGGATATTCATTCTCTGTGTTAAACATCCAACCTTCTGCTAGCACCTCACGGCATACTTGTCGAAGGGTTTTCTGAGCAATAGCCACTTCGGGGCTTTGAACAGTTAGTGTATTAACAGGTGACTCTCCAACACTCATTAGTATTGAGTTGACTGCATCCAGTTCGGTGGACGTGCCGTAAGATACTACTGCCATAATAATAAAAAAGGGGTACCGAAGTACCCCATATAAGAATAGATTTAGAAAGCTGCGTTTCCGTCAGCGTGTCCTGCATAGAGTTCTACACAAGCAGCTGGGTTTAGGTAATCAGCACCCATTGCCAAGCGGCCAAGGATCACATCACCCTGATAAATCACGGAGACGTCACCACTTGTGACTTGTACTTGAGGTCCGATTGCTTCTACAACACCTGCACCTTCCTTCTGGAATATGATTCCACAAGATTTAGTGAAGTCGCCTTGTTGTCCGTACTCATTGTTAATACCTGTAACAGAGTTACGAGCATCTTCAACGGATTGTTGTACGAATGAACCAAGGTTACCTACAGCAGGGAGTCCAGGGACTTCAGCACCAGCAGTTCCACCAAGTTTAGTACCGTACTCTCCGAAGAAAGGAACGTTCATAGACTTGTAGATCTTGATACCTGCGATCTCATAGATACCCTTACCTGATTGTAGAGCATCACCTTGGGAATCACGGTTGACTAGATAAGCACCGATGCCAGATCCATCTAGACCCTTGATAAGGGCATAGTACTGACGTGGGTTTAGTACAGCAACACGTCCGTCACCACTAACTCCCTTTTCATCGAGAGCTGCAGCAGCGTCGTAGAATGCTGTTACAAGCTTATCAGGATCGATTGCGTCAGATGCCTGAGCAGCTGTTCCGACACGTACCTGTGTTCCACCTGGTTCTACAAAGTTAGCTTTGGTAACTGGGCTAGCCTTACGTGCACCTCTGATGAGTGAACGGAAGATTAGACGGTCATACTTCTGTGCTAATGCATAACCGATTTTCTTAGATATCTCTCCTCTAAGTTCATAGTGAGCAAGAGTCTCATCTAGTTCATACACGAATGCTGAACTGATTAATAGATCATCAACTGTGATGGTCTTCTCTGCTACTGGGGGTGCGCCATCGCTGTTACCTAGGATGCTGTTTCCGGGAGTATGGAACTCGGCTTTAGTGTGACCCGTGTAGATGAACTGCAAGGACTTGCCGTTCTTAAGGGTACGCTTGGTTACCAGATCACGAGCAATCGTGTTGTGCTGGAAGCCTTTGAACATCTCTCCACTAAACAGCTTAAGGTACAGAGCCCTGGCGTCACCCGTGGCGTTCGATTGACCCGGGCGGGTAAGCGAAGCCTGGTGGTCAGTTGACTGTTGAGCCATTGTAAAGTGTTAAGTTAAAATATTTATAAAAAGTTTTTTTCCACGTGTAAAAAGGTGTGGTCTATCCCACCGTCTAGACGGCAAGAGGTATCCTCGTAAGGGCTCTTACCAATGAGTAGGGAGTCCGACTCTGAGGTGCTCCCCACTCCTACTTAACCTGCTAAAGCTTCTTCAAGAGACTGAGGGAAATCATCATCTTCTTCAGGGAGGACAAGATCTTCAGTCTCATTGTTCATGTAATCATCCACTGCTTTGGCAATCTTCTCACCTTCAGTAGGATCTTTGATATCTACTTCTGGTCCATACGGATGTACAAACGCAGGAGCTGCATTACTTTGTTGTGACATTTTTCTTAGGCGTCTCTTTAGCAGGTGTTAGCTGTTTGACTTGTGATTGAAGGTGGGCCAAAGTATCCGATAAGCTTGATTTTCTGCGATCGTAGGCAGCTTCAAGCTCTTTTTGCTGGTTTTGGATGGTTTGGATTTCTTCATTTATCTGTTTCAAACGTAAATCATTTAGTTGATTCTCCGAAACAACAACAACAGTACGTACCGGAGGTGTCAACATATAGTCAAATAGTGAATACATTAGTAATCTTCAGTTAAGGTGCAAGGGCAGTCAGCACGACAGTTAGTATGTGCATTTATGTGCAGTACTTCTATCATGGTGAAGAACCCCAGGACCAACACAAGGATGGCCCATGGGGATTCAAGATACTTCATCAGAAGGTGTATTTAACACCAACCTTAGTACCCCAAGCTGTGTCGAGATCTGTATCTTCATCTGCAGTTAGTAAGGAAACCTCACCATAAACTCCAAGCTTTTCTGTGGCATCGAATTGGCCACCTACTTTACCTGAGAGTCTCCAGTCAGAATCTTCTCCCTGCTCCGCTACTATAGCGGGGCCTCCCTGAACATAGAATGATGATCCAGTTCCGAGATCTT